GTATTGAGCGAGCCCGCCAACGCCGCCAGCAAGCCCTCCAAAATACCACCACGCCTGCGATCCAGCGGTTCAAAACTCGCCTGCGCCACCCAGCGCGCGCCCTCACGCCGCAACACCTGCGCCTGGCGCGTGATGGGCGAGACAAAGCGCGTGGTGTTGTGCTGCAAATAGAATGTCAGCCGCGTCGGGCGCAGCGCCTCGGGCCAGGTGTATTCAACCATGGCTGTTACCCCCGCACTGTTTCATAAGCGCTGCCGCCCCGGCGAATGGCATCCAGCGTCATGCTGGATGACTGCCGCGCAATCTGCCCGGCCAAAATCCGTAGCCGCGCCTCCACCCCCGCATCAGCGCCGCGCGCATCAATGGCGATGGAGGTATTGATCGTGGTGCCGGCTGGTGCGCTCCCGTTCGGCAGCACCGTGCCGGCCTGGTTCGGCACAAACCATTCCGGGCCGCGCTCGCCAACGATATAGGGCTGCCCCGCCGCCACTGGGCCGCCATCGGCGCGGAACAATCCACCAATGGCGGTGCCGATATCATTCAGCCAATTCCCAGCCCCAATACTGGAAAGCCCAGCCGAGGCCGCATTCCCCAAGGGTTCGGTAATGGTGCGCCGGGCGATGATGCGCGTCATGTCCTGCAACAGGCCCTTGAGCACTTCAGACAGCCTGGCGCCACGCACAATCGCGTCCTCAAAGGCCGAGGAAAAGGCAAAGCCCAATTCCCGCGCGGCATCGCGGGTGTTTTCGGTGCTGCGCTTGATGCGCTGCTCGGCCTCCTCCAATTCGTTCAGCGCGCGTTCGCCTTCGCGGGCGATGGTCTCGGTCGGGATGGGCCGGCCAGCGCGCTCGGCACGCTCTGCCAAATCTCCAAGCCGTTCCAGACGGCGCTGATAGCGTTCATAGGCATTCTCATTGTCCAGGATCAACCTTTCGCGCTCGCGCAGCAGATCATTCAATTCCCGTTCCGCCGCGTGATCAGCGGGTGCGATGGCGGCCACACGGCGCGTGGTGCCCTCAATGCGGCGCAGCGCCTCATCACGTTCTTGCAAAGCCAGGGTTTCAAGCCGACTGCGATCCGCGGCGGTAATGCCACCGGCGGTCTCGGCCTCTCGCAGGCGGCGGACGCGGTCCTCATATTCGCTATTGATGCGAAAGCGATCATCCAGCGCGCGGCGCAATTCCTCGGCATCCGCGGCTGTGCGGCGGCGGCGTGCATCGGCGGCTTGGGCTGCGGCGCTTTCCGCCTCGCGCTGCTGCCGTTCGCCGGAGGCCTGTTCGCCGCGCGTGATTTCCTCCGCGAGTTCCTGATATTGCCGACGCAATTCCTCCAGCCGAGCGGCGCGGTCCACCCCGGCCTGTTGCTGCGCGGTGCCGACCAGGCCGCTGCGGATGGTGCCGCGACGTGGTTCGGTGGGCAGGCTTTGGCCTTCGATTTCAGCCTCAAGCCGGGAGATTTGCGCGCGCAGCGCCGCAGCCTCCGCACGGCGCGCGGCCTCCTGCTCGGTGGGCAGCAAAAGGCCAGAGCCGCGCCGCACGCCATCCAGCACGCGCGCTGCGCCAGACAGCGCCTGGGCCAGCGTATTGGAAAGGCCGATGGCCTGATCCAGCCGGGCTAGGAATTGATCCGTCGCGACGGTGAGTTGCCCAAAGGCACGCCCGACCGAAAGCGGCGCGCGTTCAAATTCGCCATTCAGCTTTTCAACGGCGCCCAGCAGCGCAGGGAAAACCGTATCAGCGGTGAGCTTGCCCTCGGAGCCGAGCTTGCGGAGTTCACCAATGGAAACGCCAAGCTCGCGCGCCAGCGCCTGCGCAAGGGTGGGCAGGCCTTCCAGGATAGAACGCAGTTCATCGCCTTGCAGCGTGCCCGATGCCAGGGCCTGGGCAAGCTGCTGTGTGGCGGAGGAGATTTCCTGTTGCGAGGCGCCCGAGGCAATGGCGATGCGCTGCAAGCCGCCAACCAGGGTTGCGACCTGATCCGAAGTGGCGCCGATCTCTCGCGCGGCGATGGAAAACCGCGCGAAGGCATCCACGCTTTCACGCACCGCGACGCCGGTTTGCAGGCTATCCTGATAGAGCCGGTCATAGATTTCCCCGGCGCGTTCCACGGAACCGAGCGCGGTATTCAGCCGCCCCATGGATTGGGTGAGCGCATCGCCGGCGATCACCACCGCGCGCAGCCCGGCAGCCAAGCCCGCGATCTGCACGCCGCGCACCGCGACATCCAGCAAATCCAGCGCGCGGGAGGCACGTTCCGCCCCGCCCTGAATACGCGCGAGGGAGCGTTGGCCGGTTTCACCGACCTCTCGCAATTCCTGCTTTACGCGCGCGGCGTCATCGAGCGACAGGCGCACCGAGACGCGGCGGGTGGCGTCAGCCATGAGGCGTTTCCTCCCTGCCGCGTGTGGCGATGCCTTCCGCCATGCCGATACGCAGCGCCATCAGCATTTCCGAGGCGGCCCAGCCCTGCGCGCCGAGATCGCGCGCGGCGGCCAGCGCATTGGCGATATTGAGCGTGATGCCGGCCATGCTGGCCTCAGCGCAGGCGGTGCCGGCGGCCCAGCAGGCATGGGCCTCGATGCTGAGCGGCGCGTGTGCCGTGTAGGGGCAGCTATCGCCGCAATCGCGCGCGATGGCTGCGCAGCCGCGACAATATTCGGGCCCGTTGCCGAAATGCCATGCGGCGCGGGCCCTTAGCCGTTTCCCTCCGTGGCCACGGCGGCGACGGGCGCGGTGGCGCGGTCCCAGAAGGCGGCGGCGATGTCGTCCAGATCCATCAGGCGTTCCACCGCATCGGGGGAAAGCGGCAGGGGCTTGCCAGAGGTGTCGCCGATGCCTTCCCAGGCTAGGATGGCGTGGCGGGCCAGTGCCTTGACCAGATAGGCGAAGGCCAGGCCGCGGGCCATGTCGGGGTCTAGCTCCGGTTCCGCCGCACGCAGCGCGCTGAGGCGACGCGCGGAGGCTGCCTGGGCGGCGGCCATGACAGCGGTGGTGACGGGGCGGATTTCCACGCGGACGCCGCGTGGGAGGGCGAGCCAGTAGGGGGTGGTGGGGAGGTCGAGGGTGAGCATAAATTTCTCCTGTCAGGAATAAAACCGCCCTTGAACGGCGCATCATTTTGATGCAGATATACGGCATGCCAAATGCCACCCCTGCTGCCCGACCGGGCGTGACTGTCCGCCTCGAGCCCGAGGCTCACGCGCGCCTTCAGCAAATCGCCAAGGCCGAACATCGTTCGGTCGCCGCGGTGCTGGAACTGCTTGTCGAACGCGAAATCCAGGCGCGCGACGATGCTGAGCGGGTGATCCGTGTGCATGTGGCGCCCGAGCTGGAAGGTAAGCCGTTCGGCGATCCAGACCGGCGCCGCGGCGAGAGTGACAAGAGCTACGCTAGTCGTAAGAAGACGATCGACACGCTGTTCGGCCGCTGATCGACAGTGAGCCAATCCGCCATCGCCGACGGTAGTTTCGTCTGGACTCTGTTTCCGTTCGGGCCGCCGGACCCGCCTGATCGGCCTGGGCCGGTGCGGCACATCGCCTTTGTGCTGGCTATCGATACCAAGCCATCCACGCCGCAGCTTTTGCTGGCCTACACCAGTTCAGGGGCATGGCGCGGCAGTACCGATGCTGTTCCGCAGGGTGTGATTAACTTCAGCGAGGCCGAAGCAAAAGCGGTTGGTCAGAAGCCATTCCACATGGATTTGCGTTGCCTCGCGCAGGTCCCGCTCAATAGTGCGTGGTTTCCCGATCTGGCAAAGCCTGACCGCGGTGTCGTCGGCATGGCCGGTGCACGGCTTCAGGTGCGGATCGAGAAAATGCTACAGGAACTGGTCATGCGGAATCGCAGTCTCATTGAGTTGCGTGGGCCGAGATAGGAGATGGCGATCGCACTCTCAGACGCTCTCCGCGCGCGTTACTCGGGTGCCCTGCATGGTGATGAGACTGTGCGCCAGCGTGTGCTGGAAATCTGTCAATGGTACATCGACGCCGGTCTTGGTGATGCTGACGCGAACCGGCGTCTCGCGTCTGCCGATGATGCCATCTACTGGCAGCAGCTTTCGGAGGTGCTCATTGCGAATGAGCTTGTCCAAGCTGGTTTGGCGCCAAGCAGGAGGCCGAGTGGGCCCGACTTTCTTATCGAACATGACGGGCGGCGCGTTTGGATTGAAGTTGTGTGCCCAGAGGCGAATGGGGTCGCTACAGACTGGCTGATCCACGCCGAAGGCGCTGTGTCGCTGCCCCACGAGCAAATTATTCTGCGATGGACATCGGCGATTAAGGAGAAGTTTGAGAAGCTCACAGGCAAACCGGATCGACCCGAAGCCGGATATCTCGCGAAGGGCGTTGTCGCACCCGACGATGTTTACGTTATCGCGGTGAACGGACGTTTGCTGAGAAATGAATTTCCACAGCTTTCCGGGATTAGCCAGTGTCCGTTCGCGGTTGAGGTGACTCTGGCAGTGGGCCCGTTCAGTATCCACATCGACCGTAACACGCTGAAGACGACGTGGAGCGGCCTTCAGCACCGCCCTCTCGTGGAGAAACCGAATGGGGCATTGGTGTCGGCCAATACATTCTTCAATCCAGCGTACGTGTCAGTATCCGGTGTTTGGGCGACCGATTTCGATGAGAATGTCCTATTCGACGCAAGCAAGCCGTCGATTCTGGCCCACAATCATGCTGCTTCAAACCCAATCCCTCGCCTACTCTTGCCAGTTCATTCGGAGTACCGCGCGACAGTGGGCACCAATGAGTACTCGGTCGATCGCGTAGATGGGCGGCTCGCCATCGTAGAACGCTCACCATGACGTCGAATCCCCTTCAGTGAGATCAAGCGCAAACCGCTCAACGCGAGCTGGATACTGGCACCAGACCAAGGCAGATGCTCTCACCCATACTCCGTCCCCGCCTGCTGGTTCCTGACCACCACCGTTATCATCCGCCCCGCCGTCGCGTTGAACGCAGCCCTGAAATCAAAGCTCGCCTCCACCCCCGCCGGCCCTTCGATCGGCGTCTTGGCCAGCGCCAGATAAACCTCATGCAGCGTGATGGTCAGGCTGCGATTAGCATCCATCGTGAAAGCCATGGCGAATTCTGCTGCCGTGCCGCCCTGCGCCTGCGCCAGCAGCACCGTATTCTCAAACCGCACCGTGATTTGCCCGGTGCAGCGCGCAATGCCGGGGTCCACACCCTCCACCTTGCGGTCAGCGCGGATGGTGCGCACCGTCTCCATGCCATTCGAAAAGCTGATCCGTGCGCCGGTTACCTGCGCAAGCGCTGCTCCGGCGCGCGTGATGGAACCCTGCGCCTTGTTAAAGGCGGTAAACGCCGCACCGCTTGGCGTGCCGCCAGAACTCGCCGCACCGCGTAGCGAACCCTGGCCCAGCAGCCCAATCGTCGCGCTGGCAGCACCGGTGGGCGTGAAATCCATCTCCAACGTATCGGCACGCACGCCCGTGCAAACATCGAAATTCGGCACATCGGGATAGCCGATTTCGATACTGTTGGAAGGCAGCGCGGCAAGGCCCGAGGCAAAGCTATGGATGAAATTCGGGCTGGTGCCGCTCGTGGTCGGTGGGCCGAACAGCAAGCGCAGCCAATGCCCGAAATTAATCAGGTCAATCGGCACCACCGCCTGGCCTGCCACCGTGACGGTATCCAATAGCGGCGCGCCGGTATCGCGATTGCCGCCAATGCCAATCACATCTGCATCCAGCAACGGCTGCTCTGCGCCCAGATTGCAGGACAGAAAGGGCATGCGCCGCCAATTGCCACCCGGCGCGGTGCCATAGCTGGCCTCAGGAATCATCAACAGGCGCGCATTCGCGCCAATGGCACGGGGCATGGGGTTTCTCCTGGAGGGCGATCAGGCCAGCGGCGACCCGGTGGCGGTAAAGAACAAGGCGACAGGCAGGCTTGCGGCACGCGCGCTGGCCGCGCCTTCGAATTCGACATCCTCGATATCCGCGCTGCCGGGCTGCGCCCATTCCACCGCGCCACCCAGCATGGGATTGGCGGTGATCGCAGCGGCGATATCCATCAGCAACGCATCCAACAGCGTGGTGTCGCTGGCCAGCACCTCAATCTCGGCCCGGTGTTCAATCGCATAGGCCAAGGGTGAGAGGATCGGCGTTTCCGAGACACTCTCCCCATCGCGCAGCACCACCAGCCCACCCGCAGGCAGGCGCTGCGGCACGGTTTCATTACGGCGGATGACGGGCGCCGGGTTGCGCGCGGCCAGGTTGGCGTTCATGCGCGCGAACAGGGCGGTCAGGGCGGCTTCACGCAGGCTCATCGCGGCCTCCCTGCCTCGGCGGCCCAGGCCGCCACAAAACGCCCGGGCAGGCGACGCAGGCCACGCTCTGCCGCGCCCTTTACGTCGAGCCGCTTGGTGAGCTTCACCTGCGGCAGCAGCAGAAACATCGGCACCATGCCGCGCGCGAGTAGCCCGCGCGCCCAGGCCTCTCGGCCACGGCGATGGGCGGTGCCGATTTCTGTGACACCTCCGGCAATCAACCGCAGGCGTTGGCGCCGCCGCCCGGCCTGTTCCCCGGCGCGGAGTGGCAGGCACCAGACAAAGCCGCGCCCCGATTTGAAGGGCTGCAGAAACGCCTGGCCCGAGGCCACCATCTGCGCTGGCGTCACGCGCATGCCTTTCTCGCCCCGCCCGCGCCTGCCACGCGCGGCGTTAAAGCCTGTCGGGATGGCGAGGAATTTCCGCCCGCCCTTGGCGCGGATCAGTGCGCCGCGCTCAAAGGCATCAATCACCTTGGGGACTTTGGTGAAGACCAACCCGGCAGGCCGGAGAGACTGGCCCGAGCGCGGAAACACCATGGACCGCCAGGCATTGGCGATGCCGCGCGCATTGCCGGCAAAGGCGGTGGTGACCTGCTGGCGGAGTTCGGCTTTGACCTCAGCGGTTTCTGTACGGATCGCGGCCATCGCGGCGCGTTCACCCGCGCGCAGTTCCTCCGCGAGCATTTTTCGGAGATCGCCAACAAGCTCTGCGCCAAGCCTCATGCTGCGTGCCTATCGCTGGCAAAAGACGCGCCAGGCGGTGCCGGTGGCGTCGCGTTCGGCATGGCGGACGGTGAGCACTTCGCCGCCGATCAAAAAACTATCGCCTGCGGCAAGGTCAGGCAGAGTGGCGATGGGGAGTGAGAGAATATCGCTGGCTGAAATCACCTCTGTCCCGAAAGCATCCGCCATGCGGTCGGGCGAGGAACGCAGCACGCGCAGGTTGATCGGCGCGCCTGTGCCGCCCTGGCGATACTCAGCATCGCAGCCAAGATGTGGATCGGCAATCAGGCTGGCCATAGCGGTATCAAAAGCGCTCATCGCTTAAGCACCTCGACAATGCGCGGCAGCGTCTTTTCGGCGGAGCGGCCAATGACGTAACCACCCAGGCCGATCTCAACGATGTTCCAGAGCTTGAGCGCCTCGGCCTCACTGATCCCAGGCGCCGACCAGCCGAGCCAGCGCAGTACGATCAGGATACCAAAAGTGATCATCATCAGCGGACGCCAGCAGGCAGCGAGCCAATGTTCCGATTGTGCTTCTGTCTTGATGATATCGGCGGCGGCCTTTTCCAATTCACCGGCGCGCGCGAGGAGGGCGGCATTCAGTTCCGCCTCAGCCTTCTGGCGAGCCTCCGGATCCGGGAATAGGCGTTTGAGCGCATCACCCAGGATCGGCACCAGCGCGGGCAGCAATGCGCCGATCATGGGTATTTCCCCCGGTCCAATTCGAAATGCGGGCCATCGGGGAAGCTCGCCCAATCACCACCCCAGGTAATGGGGACACCAAATTTCTGCGCGGCGGCTTTCACGGCGCTGGCCAGTTGCGCGTACAAAGGCCAGTCCCAACGGATCTCGCCATTCTCCGGCACGCCATCACCATCATCGAGCCAATAGCCGAGGTCCACGGCATGGCCCGTCAGGTGCCGGCTGTTCATGGTTCGCGATGCACCAAGCGCGACAAGCTTGGCTTGCCTTTCGCGGGAGCGCAGCCCCTCCAGCACGATGAAGGGCGCGGCCTTGCGCGCCTCAATTACCACGCGCACCAGATGAGGATGCACGCCTTGCATGCGTTCGTGATCGCGCGTCAGCAGACTGGCCATGTTCACGCCCCCGCCGCCGGAACGCGGTTAAGCCAGACGCGAACCGTGGCATCGGCAGCAAGCGCGGCCTGGGTGGCGATGCCCACCTGGAAATTACCAGCGGCGGTCGCGGTAATGCGCCGGTTGGCATTATCCCAGAACACCCGCACGCCAGCGGCGATGGCAAGCGCCGGTTCCTTGGTGAGGTCGAACACGCCCGTGGTCGCGGCCTCGATCATGGTGTTCTGCACGCCATCCACGGCGGCGACGCCGAACAAGGCACCGACCAACACGCCCTGGCCGGCGGAAACGCCCGTCGCATAGGGCACGGCAATGGCCAGGCTATTGCCCGGCTGGATGAAGTTACGCATGGAATGGTTCTCCTGAAACGCAACAGGCGCCCCGAAGGACGCCCGTTGCGAAATTGCGATGATGAAAAAGGGTGAGAGCGATCAGGCGCCCGGATTGAACCAAGCCCCGCGCCAATCAATGGCGCCGACGCCGAAGTCGAAGATTACGCTGACCTCGACACCATCCACGCCGGAGAGCACGCCGACCAGGACACCTTGGCCGGAGTGACGCCGCCCGCATAGGTGACGGCCAGCGCTAGGCTGTCGCGCAGCTGGATGAAAGCTTTCATGATAACGGGGCTATGGTTTGAGTACGGAGGTGGTTGGCGCCGCGTCCGGCACGGCGCATCGGGTATGGCTGGTCTGCAATTCGCCGGGTTGACCCGTCCTGTTGACGCGCCCTAACCTCGTCCATCCGAAGCGCGTCCGCGTAGGAGGCGAGCATGGCGACGGTTTACGGCATGACCCCGTCGGGCAATTGCTGGAAAGCGGTGCAGATCCTGAGGCTCACAGGCCATCCCATCCGTTGGGTGGAGGTGGACACGAACGGGGGTGAAACCCGCACACCGGCTTTCCTGCATCGCAACCCCATGGGCAAGGTGCCCGTGGTGGAGACTGAGGATGGCAACGTCTTTGTGGAGTCAAACGCCATCCTCGCGCATTTCGCCGAGGGCACGCCTTGGCTGCCGCCACCTGGTCTGGCCCGCACCCGGGTGTTCGAGTGGCTGTTCTACGAGCAATACAGCCACGAGCCTT